TCGGGTTATAGGTACTCTATTCTCTGCCATACCTATAAATACTTTAATTGATTTTTTATAGTTGTTTCTTATATTTTATTATATTATGGAAGATTTTGTGCCAAAAACACCCGAATCCAAAGCTCTTGTGATATTAGAAAATTATGAAGGGTCGAATAACTATATCCTAAATTTAAAACATAAAAAGGAAAATAGTAAGTCATTTACACCAACAAGAAGTCAAGCCGAATATATTATCAATTATCAAATCACGAATCCAAAAGTTGCAAAGAAATGGGTTAAGTTGGATTCCTATTTTGGTAAAAAACTTATGGAAGACAAAATGTACACCAAAGAACCAACTGAAATTTATGTTGAAAAGCTTTTGGTGGAAAAAGATAAGGCTTATCACATTTGGGGTAAAATATTAAGTGGGGAAACATTACACGACTTTTGGATGCCAAAATCTGCACTTATAAAAGACAATGAGGTTAAAAATGTTTCTATAGAGTATGATAAGTATTCACATAGACCCCCAATGGAGCACCAAAAAGAGGCAATTGAAAAGTTGGTTAAAAATAAAAAGTTTATTTTGGCTGATGATATGGGTCTTGGTAAAACAACATCTACGATTGTCGCCGCTTTAGAAACGGGAGCAAAAAAAATATTAATTATTTGTCCAGCGTCTTTAAAACTTAATTGGGAAAGGGAAATTGCAAATTATTCGGATAGAACTGTTTTTATTGCTGAAGGAAAGAAATTTTCAAATGAACACGATTTTGTTATCATCAACTATGATATATTAAAAAATTTCCACGACCCAAAAGATAAAGACGATTCTGAGTTAATGAGAGCAAATTTTGATTTAGTTATAATGGACGAAGCTCATATGATATCAAATCCTCAGGCTCAAAGAACAAAAATTGCAAATGATATAGCAAGTAAATCAAATAGAGTATGGTTGTTGTCAGGAACACCAATGACTTCAAGACCTATGAATTATTATAATTTATTACATCTTGTTGATAGTCCTGTCGCAATGAATTGGATGGCATATGCTAAAAGATATTGTAATGGTTTTCAGTTTGCGGTTGGTAAAAGAAAAGTATGGAACGTTACGGGAGCATCAAATCTTGATGAATTAAGAGAGAGAACCTCAACACATATCTTAAGAAGATTAAAAGAAGAAGTTTTAGATTTACCAGAAAAGATTATTACGCCAGTTTATTTGAGATTAAAATCAAAAGATTATGAAGAATTAATGGGTGAATATTTTGATTGGTACGATGAGAATCCTGAAGAGTCTTCATCATTGACGGTTCAGTTTTCAAAATTAATGAAAGTTAGAAAGGTTATCGCACAAGAAAAGATAAATAATACAATTGAGTTGGCTGAGAATATTATTGAGCAAGGTAAAAAAGTTATTATATTCACAAATTTTACAGATACGTTAAACATCATATATAACCATTTTGGAAAACAAGCGGTATATCTTGATGGTAGTTGCTCTAAGTTCCATAGACAAAATGCCGTAGATGAATTTCAAACAAACGACAAAATAAAAGTATTTGTTGGTAACCTAAAGGCTGCAGGTGTTGGTATCACACTAACCGCAGCTGAGGCTGTTATTATGAATGATTTATCGTTTGTACCTGCAGAACATTCACAAGCAGAAGATAGGTCCCATAGAATCGGACAGAAAAACTCAACATCTGTTTATTATCCACTTTTTGAAAACACAATTGAAGGTGCGATATATGACATCCTCAATAGAAAAAAGAAAATTATATCGACTGTAATGGGTGATGGTATGTTTGATGAAGCTACTATCATTGAAGAAATGTTAAATTTAATTTCTAAAAACCGATGATATTTATATCGTATGGAAGTTAATATTAAATATGATGGGATTGAACCAACTAAAGAAGATAAAAAATTAATCGAGGATTTTATTTCACAACTTAAAAAGAATTATCCATTAGAGGATGATATTGACATTTCATTTCAAATCAAAAGGACCGGAGAAATGACTACAGGGTCAAGAACCAACAAAAACAAACTTAAAATTTTAGTGAAAGATAGATTAAATCGTGATGTTATGAGAACGTTAGCTCACGAATGGTCTCACGAATACCAAAGAACTGTTTTAAAAAGAAAAAAAGGAAAAGATATTGGTGGAAAAAATGAAGATGAAGCTAGTTCACAAGCATCACAAGAAATTAAAAAGTTTGAAAAAGATAATAAAAAAATGGAAAAATCAATCTACAAATCTTTCTCGGAGAAAATTGAGGCGATTGAATCTATATTAGAAGTTGATTCATCAAAAAAAGATTTATTAATAACTGAAATAAAAAAAGTAAGTGTAGATAAACTTCCTTATGGTTATGAATCTTTAGAAAGATTTATTGATAGTGATACGATGAATACTCACTACAACAAACACTACAAGGGGTATGTTGAGAAACTAAATGTTGAGTTAGAAAAAATTAAAGGAAAAGATTTAGACTTAGAGGAGATTGTTGAAAAAATATCAAAATTCAATAAAGTCGTAAAAAATAATGGTGGTGGTGCCTTTAATCATGCATTATTTTGGAAAATGTTATCCCCAAAGAAACAAGAAATTACTGACCCGGTACTTTCAAAAATTAAAAAAGATTTTGGTTCTTTTGAAAAATTTAAAGAATTGTTTAGTTCAGAAGCAAAATCAAAATTTGGTTCAGGGTGGGTTTGGTTAGTTCTAACCAAGAACAACCGATTAAAAGTAATGACCACATCTAATCAAGACAACCCACTTATGAATACTGAAAAAGATGGTGGATATCCACTTTTGGGTTTGGATTTATGGGAACACGCGTATTATCTAAAATATAAAAATAAGAGAGACGAATACATCTCTAACTTTTGGAAAGTAGTGAATTGGGGATTTGTAAACGACCAATATACTACCCAAATTAAAAAGAAGTCTGTGTAGAATTATTTTGACTAGATATTTATATAAAAAAATCTATGTCAACACCAGTTATTATCAACGAGCCAGATAGAAGTAAACTTTATAAAAGAATACGAAATCTTTTAGGAGCACCTTTACGTTCAGTAGAGTTAGATGATGAGATGATGGACTCTCTATTAGAACTTTCCATTGAAGATTATGAGCAACACGTACAAGATTGGTTAATTGAGTCTCAGTGGACTTCAGTGTACGGGTTGAATCTTGATGAACAATCAATTACAAGAGCATTGTCAACTAGAAGTATGGATTGGGAAACCCAATATACTTACGCATATTCTAAAATTGTTGGTCTACAGGCTGGAGGTGATTGGGTTTTGAAAAAAGATTATATAGATTTAGTTCCTAACCAACAAATATATGAAATACCGGCTGGTAGAGAATTAAACGAACTATTATGGTTTGCAAGACCTGAATTAGATGCGGCGTACTTTGACCCATTTATGGGTGGATTCGGAGGATTCGGTGGTATTGGTTTAGGTGGTGGTGCAGGTTTTTCACAAATGGGAACCACAGGTAACTATTTCATTACTCCAGCATTTGATATCCTACTAAGAATGTCTGACATTAACATTAAAAGAAGAATTATTACGGGTGATTTAACATATCGAGTAACAGCATTACCTGAAGGAAAAAAAGCAATTCATTTAATGAATGTACCCGGTGGTAAATTTGATTTTGGTAATATGAGAAGAAACGAACATAGAGTTTGGTATTGGTATTACGATACTTTCGATAGAGAAGATTGTTTAGCCAAAAATCCTGACGTTATACGATTACCTTCAGATATTCCATTAGACAGATTAAGATGGGATAAATTAAATCCTCCCGCTCAGACTTGGATTAGAAGGTGGTTTACCGCATATTGTAAAGAAACACTAGCAAGAGTTAGAGGTAAGTTTAGTGGTAATTTAAAAACACCTGATTCTGAACTCACAATGGATTATGCATCACTATCCACCGAAGCAAAAGATGAAAAGGCTATGTTGTGGGAAGAACTAAAAACTCGTCTTGAAAGATTGAGACCTGAAAAAATGATGGAACAAAAGGCTTTACAAGCTGAAAATTTAAACAAATTATTAAAGTTCAGAGCATTCCAAAGCCCATATACAGTTATTTAATAATCTATGTCAGTTTTTAGGTCAATACCGTCAAAAAGAATTATAAATGGTCACGAAATCATTACATCTGATGTTGCGGTAGTCACTAGTAATAATTATTCAACTAATGGTGAGTCTGCAATTGTAATAAAGGGAACTGAATTATGTGAGTTGTTTTTAGATTCTAAAACTACCGACCACATCGTTATTAAAGCACTAACTAAAGTTAATGTCACCGCAGATTCTTTAATTGATGAAGAATTTGATATTATTGAATTAGATAAAGGTGCTTGTGTTGAATATCGTAAAATCGGTGATTTTTGGTACATTCTTTCATCTGATGGGTTGAAGAACTCTTAGTCGAAACTAAGAGCCATCAAATCACCATCAACATCAAATTCATAATACTCGTCCTGTTCAACTTTAGTATTTTTCTTAACGTATTCGTCCATCAAATTTCTATTGTTTTGAATCCATTCAGTATCAACTAAATCTAATGTGTCGTTGATATACATATAGTAAGGGTCAATCCCGACGTTTTTCCAAAACGTTAATTCCATATCAGATAACGATAATACTTCTTCTAAAGTATCTTGATGAGCTTCTTTCATAGGATATCCCCTCACAAGTTCAGTTTGAGTTTTAGTGAATATAGGTCTATCCTTAGGGTCTTCAATTAAAATGTCTTCTCTGATTTCAGGTTTGTATACAACCAACAATGGTTCGATTCTTTTGTTAAAAGCCGCCATATATCTAGCAATATTATACTCACCTAATAAATCGGGGTTCCTTTCAATTTCTTTTTCATCAATTAGATAACAATTTAAAACCAATTCATCTTTTTTCTTTTGGACATCTCCGTGTGATTTCTTTTCACCATTATTAACATAAAAGATGGTATCACCAAGACCTGGATTCTTACCCTCTTTAATCAAAAGTTCCATATGTGCTTGACGAGACATCATATTTCCTGCTCTTGTTGTTTTTGTTATGTGAACTTTATAATCATCAATAGATTGTTTAACACGGGCTTTGTTTGCAATTTTAGCCAAAGGAATTTGTCTGTTATACAACTTATCAACATACTCGTAATAGAAATCTAAAAACTCCCCACCCTTACCATCTAATAACATTCGAAGACCTTTATCTAAGAACTCAGCAACATATGTTTGAAGTTTTTTAGATTTAATAGTATTACCTGTAAGTTTTACTTTTCCTTTATCTGTAAGAAGTGCATAGTTTTTACGAGCCACGTTGATTGTTGAAGGCCATACACCATCGATATCTAATCCCATCTCACCTCGTAAGAACAAATCATTGTATTCTGCAACGTCAGCTTCTGCGCCAACATATTCCTTCCCTTCTTTAACCAATCCGTTAAGTCCTTTACCAATGTATTTGTATTCATCACGGTCAGACGGAGTTTCAAAGTTCACACCATCAGTGTCCATCACAAGTGGAACATAACCACGTTTCATAAAGAACATAATCATCTGACGAAGATATTGTCTTCCTGTGCAAGTAATCTGTTCACCCATATCAATATCACCCCACGGAAATACTTGTGGAGCCGACAATGAACCAAAGAATGCGTTGATGAAGATTTTAATTGGTAACTGCTTTCTATCGTATGAAATTGCAAGTTTTGGGTCTATTGTTTTATATTCACTTGCCAAGTTCTTGTATTTTATACGAGTATCACGAAAATACTTTAACATACTTTTCATCGCACCTGTGACATCACAAGCTGGAAACACATCATGCACCAACTGAATTGATGGGTATAGTGAAGAGTAGTCAAGTTTCAATACGTTTTTAGAGAACCCAACCTGAACTAAACGAGAAAGACCACCAGTAAACTTTCGTTTTTCTAACTTTCTTGGGATTGCCAATTTGTGTTTGTAAGACCAAGAGGACATAATCATTTTCCATAATGTTGCAGTACCCATCGTTGAAAGTCTTTCGTATGTTGTTGGTACGAGTTTGGAAAGTAAGAAATTTGCTTGATTGAACTGTTCGTCCACAATCATAGTCTCATAAAGGTCATCGTCCAAGTAGTCTTCAATAATCTTTGAACCTGTAATTAAATGATAAACATCATCTCGTCTTTTACATATTTCATCTATTTTAGAATCAAACCCAACTTTTTTGTATACACCATTTTCTTTGTTCATCCAAAACTCTTCATTGTCGAAATATATTTTACCAATTTTATCCCCCTCTACATAAACACGATTAGGTTTTTCGGCCTCAATAAACTTAGTAATATACTTCAAAGACCAACTCTTAATATCTGAGTTGATTGCTTGTGCTCTACGAACTGCGTGTGCAATATCCACAATGTTATAACCCCACATCTGAGTTTGAACATACGGTTCCATTTCGTTTGCCAACTTTAAGATACCGTCTTTTTGTTTCAGAGTATAATCAGGATGTAAAGTTTTACAGATTTTTTTGATATTAAGTTTTAATATCTCGGCCCTTTTTAAAATAAATGGGAAGTCAAAGAATGCTGAGTTGTATCCACCCACTAAAGAAGGTTTTAGTTCATCAATAGTTTTGAAGAAATCAACAATCATTTGTCTTTCTTCATCTTCATTTTGTGCCGATAATAATTTCAAGAAACCACGATTGTCTTTCATTCCAATCAAGAATATCTTACTTGTTTTGGGGTCTAAACCCGTGGTCTCGATATCGAATACAAATCTGTGGATTTCATCATATTCTTCAAAACCCTTAAAAAGTCGTTTGTTTTTTTGAATTAGGTATTGCTCTACTGGTGATAGAATTTGAATACTATCCGTGTTGTCTCTACCCCACGGGTCTAAACCACCACCTTTAAAGAAGTTTACGAGATTTGAATATGATTTTGTTGTTTTAACAATATACTTGAGTCCGTTTTCTAAACGTTCATCTCCGTGAGTATCTAATTTTTCAATAATAATACCATTTTCACTCATCGCACGTTTTTGTGCGTGTTTGTCGTTCTTGTAAAAGTTTTTACCCTTCAAGTCACCAACCCAAGCAAATGGGATGAATGTGTCAGGACGTAACAACTTACCCTTAATAGGGTCTTGGATTACTTTATAAATTTTTGATGTTTTGTAATCGTATTCGAGTGAAACGATATATTTTTCGTCGTCTTCGCCTAATAAAAAGCGTTCAATTTCTTCTTGTGGAACCATAATTTTTATATTTAAGTTTGGTGTATTAGCTGTTACAAGAGAGTAACATTTACCTTCATCTTAAATATATGAGTAAAATCTACCCTTGTCAAATAATATTGATATAAAGATTTTCTCTAATTGGTGAAATTAATTCTCCGTTTTCTAATATCACTAAAAACTGACCTACAAATCTACCTACAGTATTAGTATCCTTAGGTTCCCATTTATAGTAAATGTAGTACTCCCAAGGAGCGTCAGGGTTACGTTTGTCTTTTGCAACAATATACGCCTGTTTCATACTAACTTTTGGTATACCGTTCTTTTCGTTTACCATAGAAAATCTTAATGTTGCGTTATCTAAAATTGAGTAGAAATTTTCATCCGCATCGGTTCTTCCATCAAGAACGACATCCATTTTGATTATCGGTAGAGTTGTATTTTGATTTATAAAAAATTCCATTTCTATAATTTTATATTTTTAAAATTATTGTTCCATAATTAGCACCACTACCCCAAGAATATGTGTAAGTTCCAGGTATAAGTCCCATTGAACTGAAACTACTATTATACCATACTGTATAAGTAGTCATAAAGTTTCCTGATACGTATGTCGAATCTAAAACAAGTGATTCAGAACCGATATATGGGTTATATACGACTCCCACACCACTACCACTGAAACTACCTGTTGATGCATTATATTGAAAAGCATTACCAAATCCTGAAGATATTGAAAACGTTGACCCAGTATAAAATCTACCCGACCACGGAGATGATGGTCCTGACGAAAATCTTGACAATCCCGGTGACATATAACGGGATGGATTATCTATTGACGACCTTGGTGTTAAGTCAGTTAAATTAAATGTACCTGAACCTGACAATACAAGGTCCGCACCACTCTCAAATATTACTATATTAAATATTGATGAAGGTATAGATGTAGGGGTTGGTGTCGGCGTAGGTGTTGGTGTTGGAGTTGCGGTCGGTGTTGGTGTAGGTGTTGGGGTTGCCGTAGGTGTCGGTGTTGGGGTTGGTGTTGCTGTTGACGTTGGTGTTGGTGTAGGGGTTGACACCTCCAAGCAATTAGGACACCAAAAATCAAATAAATTGAACTTATCTCTTAAAATTCTAAAATTATGTTGTACTTGCGAACTATTAAATGGTTCGGTATACATTCTGAATTGTGATAATGCACCCATAAAAGTCCCACCAAAATTCTGTTCCATAAGAATTTGTGTTGTTAACCCGCTATATGTTGTTGCGGATAATATTTCATTTGGGAATAGTTCGGGGTCTTGGATGTATGGTCCCGTAGTTGCGGTATCCGAAGAAAAAATTAAATGGTCGTGAAGACCCTGAGTTCCACCACCCCAAGATATATTGAATGGAACCCCAATTTGTTTTTCTTTTTCACAATTTAATTCTCTTGGTATGACTTCCTCAAAGTTTTCAATCACCATAAAGTAATACCCATTGATGTAGATTTTTAATCTACCCATTCTGTAATATGTGTCATCGAACCATTTTCTGTCAAAAACAATTCGATATACTTTATCTTCTTTAGTTCCTCCCGAATGCGTTTCAGGTGGCATTATTAAATTGTATGACGTATCATTTAAAATTGATTGGTAAGTAACTTCTCTAATATCGTTTAGTCCACCTAAATTAAGTAGGTCACACTCTTCTATTGTGGTGTATCGTTCAAAAACCGCACTTACCATTACCCATCGGTCTTCAGTAATGGCTGTACATATATAATCACAAATCCCATATATCGGTGGGCTACATACTTCAGTTATGGTATATCCTGTTTGAAAAGTCACCCCCGTAGTTGAGCACGTACCGGTAGTAACACAATCACCCGTTAATGTCATAACCTTAACACATATTCTTGGGTCGGCAGCGCATCCACTAAATCTTATTGAAAGAGCATTTGATAATACGTCAAACTTAGGGTCTAACGGTGGTACAGGTATTTGTTCAGTACACGCCCCACATCCACAACCTATATTATGTATTGCAGTTGTTGCACTAAGAGGATAAACCTTTACACAATTAGAATTTGTAATACCCGTGTCTGAACATTTACAAGTCTCCAAACTGGTAAGTCCTGATGTGACTCTAGTATATCCACTATCACTTTCAGGGTGACCATCTGCAAAATGATAATACTTATTTTCTGCTCTAGTCCCAAAATAAAAGAATGTTCCTGCATTATCAGGGTATCTGGTATTTAAGTATTCTTCTGTTGTTGCACTTATTGTGTATTCATCCGTAATTCTTGGTCTTATTACGGTTTCCATAGTCCAACCTTTATTTAATCTTTCAGGAAAAACTTCATAATCGTAACCGAATAATTTATAAAACCCTTGATAAAACCCTCCGTAAAGTTCCTGATAATAACCAATAGTTTGGTCGGTTTTAGATACCATATTATACATTACATTTTTTGGTCTACCCGAAAAAACTTGGTTTGGGGTTAACGTATAACCTGTTACCATATGAAATTTCATTCTTCTATCATAATAGTGGGGATGAAATTTATAATCATTTCTTAAACCCATCGTATAGTATAACGTTTGTCCCGTCATACCAGTATACAAACCATTGTCAGTCGCGGTCAAACCAACGTCACAAGTTCCGGTAAATGCCGATAAACAAGTTAAATCTAAATTATCAGGATTGTAATAATTTTTTGAAACCAAAGTTCCTCCCGTATAAAATGTGTCAAAAAACATTGGGAGTTGGGGGCAGGAGTCCATATCATTTAAATCTAAATGAATTGGTAAACGGGTTCCGTCATTTAACGCAATAACATCCGTTGAGAATACAACTTCTTCATCATAATCCCTTTCATCCGCAGCCAATGTCAAATCAAAATATTGTCTTGAATTCAGAAAACTTTTGTATTTCGGATAATAATATGTATTTAAATTTTGTGTTGGCATTCTTTTTTATGATAAATAGTTTGTTTGAAGTATTTATAGGTAAAAAGCTCAATGAAGACATATAAATACTCCACAGAAGAAAGGGCGGAAAGAGTTGCAAAAACTTTGGGTTGTACTGGTTCTCACTATCACAACGAGGATGGTGAAAAAAAATACATGCCTTGTAAGTCCCACGAAATATTTTTAAAAAAAACAAAATCATCTGAAAAGGAGTCTAAGGAACAGGAAGTCACTGAGCTTGTGGATGACGACGGTACTTGGTTATCATCTGACATTCCAATCTTATCACCCGCAAATAATGGTATCGGAACAAAAACCACAGACCAAATTGTTCCGGCAGCAAGAAACCCAAGAGACCCGTTGTTAAGAGGGTGGTATGGGTATTATGGTGAAGGAAAAGTGGCTGAGGAAAATATGACAAAGGCCTTTGGTTGGAAAGACACAAAAGATATGGATGCCAAAGAAACTTTAAAATACTTCAAAGATGAGTTAGAAATGGATGACGATTCCGCAGAAAAAAGAGTTGATGATGAATTTGGTAAAAGTCCCGAAAGAGATAAAAAATCCCAATATAAAAACAAAAAAGGTTTTGTCGGTAGACCAATACTAAAGGAATTAGAAATGGATGAAGACCTTTTAATACCAAAAGATACTGACGACCAAACCGAAAAAAGAAAAATTAGAGATTTAATCAATCCTCTTCTTTTAAGAAACATTAAATCAATTAAAAAATTAGCAAAAGACCAAGGTATTTCTGTTAAAGAATTAATTCAAATGTTAAAAGATGAATAAAAACTTATACGATAGAATTGCAATTATACCAGATAGTTTGGTAAAACATTTAGAGGATTGTTTTAATTCTATAAATGGGAACCAAAACATTGAGGGTTATAATAGGAACCAACAACTAAGGCAAGGTAAACAAGCAACATACCAACAAATTAAAAGAATTAAAAGTTGGTTTGATAATTTTTCAGGTAAAAAGGAAGACGCTCCGTTTGTATTAAATGGTGGTGATAGAATGAAAATTTGGTGTGATGAGGTTTTAAGAGTATGGAGAGAAAATGATAAAGGTGGTAAAAAAATAAAAATGGATGCAGGAATGCAAAATCAATTTATAGATGACCACCAAAAAGACCAAATGATAAAAAACCCTTTGGATTCACATTCTAAAACAAATAGTGATATCGATGTTAGAGTACAAGAAGAATTTAATAAGATGAATAAACTTTATAAAAAAATAATATAATGGCAGTTCAGTCAGATAAAATGGACTTCTCGCAACCATCAAACGAATTAAGTCGTATTGCGGAAGAACAAAGAAAAAAACTTTTCCCAAGAAATGATTTTAATCCGGCAGACCAATACTCATCGGTTCACCCTGATGCAATTGCAGATGGTGATAGTATTGGTAGGGGTACTGGTGGTGACTTAGACGTGTATAATCAAAACGCAGGTACTTCAGTAGATAGAACGGAAAGAAAAGATGATTTGAAAGTTAATAAATTTTCACAAAATAATCCTTATTATACCGTATCGTGAAGCTTTTAGAAAACCTTTCAAGTATTATTTTAGAACAAGCCAGTTTGGATGTTGTACAAGATAGTATTAGAAAGAAAAAGGTAATGACAATAAATTATCAGGGAGAAGAATACGGTAAAGGTTACCGTGACATAGAACCTGTTTGTTTAGGCGTAAGTAAAGCCGGTAATATGGTTTTAAGAGCTTGGGAAACACGAGGAGTATCTCACTCAGAAAAAGTTGAGGGTAACTCCATACCAGGATGGAGAATGTTTAGATTAGATAAAATATTGACTTATCAACCACAAGGGGATAATTTTACAGAGATGAGACCTAAATACAACCCTAATGGTGATAAACTTATGTCGAGTGTTATTATAAACGCAAAATTCGACGACACAGAAAACTTAGCATAATATGTCAGATTTAATGCAAAAACTTGCAATATCAAAAAAAATAATGGATGTTCATAATAACATTCAAAGAGGTACCGCGTCACCATCAATGCCGATGGTAGAAAACTTCGATACTCCAGCCGCGACTTACAATATACCACAAGAGTTTGCAAACGAAATACCAACACAAAGACCGACTTTTGACCCGTCACAACCTTTAGATGAAAGTAGAATTAAAAATTCAAAACTACCAGATGAAATCAAAAAATTAATGATTGAGCAACCAATCGTACAACCTAGTTCAATGGGAGGTGGTTCTGTAATTAGTGATGATATAATTGAGGGAGCACAAAGATTAATGAATTTAAATCAAGGTGCAACAGCTCAACCACCACAATCTGTTAAAGATTTAACAACAAAACAACCATCACCATCTAATACCAATATGAATGAAATGAAATCTATGATACGTGATGTTGTTAGAGATACGGTTAGAGATGTAATTAGAGAAGAATTACAGGAAGCAGGAATGTTAGTTGAGTCAACATCAAAATCTAATGATACGATTCAATTTAAAGTTGGTAGTCACCTTTTTATTGGTAAGGTAACTCAAGTAAAAAAAATTAAATAGTATCATCAAAAAATCATTTTATTCCACTCTCAAAAGGAGTGGATTTTTTATTTAAAATCATTTATCTTTTGGGTAAAAAAAAGATTTATGAGTAAAATAAAAGTTTTAGTACTTCCTTCAGACAAAACGGGTGTTGGTAAATTTAGGTCTGTAGACCCTCACGTTATGTTACAAAATAGTCATTCTGACGAATTTCACGTAGACATTGATTACGAACCAAAAATTAATGATTTGAATTATTGGAAGCAGTACGATATTGTGCATTTCCACAGAACAATTGCACACAATTATGACGACTCAGTTAATTTAATATCTAGATTAAACTCTTTAGGTATAATTACGATTATGGATTTGGACGATTATTGGTTACCAACTAAAGAACATCCGGTACATCAAATGGTTTTGCAAACTGAACTACATAAAAAAATTATCAATAATTTAAAGGTTGCGGGATACGTAACAACAACAACTTCAGTTTTTGCAACAGAGATTGCAAAATACAATAAAAATGTATATGTGTTGCCAAATGCAATTAACCCTAAAGAACCTCAATTCAATGCCAAAACAGAACCTTCAGACAAGTTAAGGTTTGGTTGGTTAGGTGGTTCATCTCACCTTCACGATTTAAAACTTTTAGATGGTACAATTAATAAATTATCACCACTAAAAGATAAGTTCAGTATGTATCTTTGTGGTTTTGATATACGTGGGACTGTTACGGAAATAAACCAACAAACAAAAGAACAAAAACAAAGAGATATAAAACCAGAAGAAACTGTTTGGGCTAGGTATGAAGAAATTTTTACAGATAACTATAAAATGGTTGACGACAATCATAAAAAATATCTTATGAAATTTACCGATGAAGAATATAAATCAGACATACTTCCTTTTTATAATCGAGTTTGGACTAAACCTGTAACAAGTTACGCAAACAATTATAAATGGTTTGACGTATCTTTAGCACCGATTAAAAACCACGTATTTAACAGAGTAAAATCACAATTAAAGGTTATTGAGGCAGGATTTTATAAAAAGGCAATTATAGCATCTAATATCGGTCCTTACACAATCGATTTAAAACACGCACTTAATAAAGGTGAATTCACAAATGGTAACGCATTATTAGTTGATGAAGCAAGAAACCATAGTGATTGGTCAAAATATATGAAAAAACTTATTGATAACCCTAACTTAGCATATGACTTAGGGCAACGGTTGTATGAAACAGTGAAAGACACATATGACTTAAATAAAGTAACAAAAGATAGAGCTGAATTATATAAATCCTTAGTAAAATGATAAACGTACCTATTAACAAAATTTTATTTTTAGACATCGAAACCGTTGGTCTTTGTAAAGATTGGTCTTCGTGTCAAGAATCAAACCCAAAAATTGCGGAACAATTTGTTAAATATTTCGATTGGTTTTTAAAAAGATTTCCAGAAGATAATATTGAAACAAGTAGTCTCGAAGAAGAGATGCAAAAAATGAATGACGTTTACGCAAAGCGAACCGCATTAGTTCCTGAATTTGCAAAAATTGTTTGTGTATCTGTTGCGTTTGTTATGGAAAATGGTGAAGTAAAAAAACAAAGTTTTTCAGGAGACAATGAATATGATTTACTTATGGAAGTAAGAATACTTTTAGATAGATGTAGTAAATTAGATTTTTATCTGTGTGGCCATAATCTTAAAAACTTCGATATCCCTATGTTGGCAAAACGTATGATTATTAATGGAATAAGACCATCTAAAATGTTACCGTCGTATGATACAAAACCTTGGGAGGTAAAGGCAATTGACACTAAAGAAATATGGCAATATGGTGCATATACCGCAATTGGTTCTTTAGATTTAATGTGTGCGTGTTTAGACATACCAACACCGAAAGACGGACCAATTAATGGTGGCATGGTTCACGAAGCGTATTGGAGTGGGGGTAGATTACCTGAAATCGTGGAGTACTGTGAAAAAGATGTGGATGTTTTAATAAATGCCATTTTACAATTAAAATCATTAAAATAATATGTTTAAAGGAATTAAAGACGTAAGAGAACAACTTAAAATGTTCAAAAACTTACAATCGCAATTAGGTAATATTGATATGAATAACCCTGAAGAGTTTTTAAAAAAAATGGGGTTAGATACCGATGAGTTGAACAAACATTTTGAATCAATAAATGACGACTATACTACTCAACTTACAAAGGCCAAACTTAAATTTGTAAACTCTTCTGAAAATGAAAACCCAAATTACGTATACCCATCCGATTCAGGTTTCGATTTAAGAGCATCTGAAGAAGTAATAATTGAAGCTAACTCAAGAGCGTTGGTATCGACCGGTGTGAGATTAGATATACCTGATTCATATGAAGTACAAATAAGGTCAAAAAGTGGTTTAGCGTTAAACCAAGGATTGTTTGTATTAAATTCACCAGGTACTATTGATAGCGGATATCAAGGCGAAATTAAAGTAATACTTTTCAACACCACCAAAGAAATCGTAAAAATACCGAAGGGTCAAAAAATTGCACAAGCGGTACTCTGTCCTGTTCTTAATGGTAATTGGGTGGATTTAATTGAAGTTAAAGATATTGAATCAAAAGATAGAAACGGTAATGGATTTGGGTCTACAGGACTATGATATGTATGATTATTTAATTGTTGGTTCAGGATTTTTTGGTTCTATATGTGCTTATGAACTTAAAAAGAAAGGTTATAAAGTTTGCGTAATAGAAAAAAGAAACCATATTGGGGGTAATTGTTATACATCTATTAGAGATAACATAAATGTTCACGATTATGGTCCCCATATATTTCATACATCAAATGAAAAGGTTTGGTCTTGGATAAATCAGTTTGTTAATTTTAATAATTTTACTTTACGTCCTGTCGCAAACTATAAGGGTGAAATATATTCATTACCTTTTAATATGTGGACTTTTTCTAAAATCTACAATATCACACACCCACACGAGTTGTTAGAAATTCTTAAAAAGAATTATAACCCAAACCCAAAAAATTTAGAGGAGTGTGCAATAAGTTTAGTGGGTAAAAAGTGTTATAAAAAACTCATAAAGGGATATACCGAAAAACAGTGGGGAAAGTCATCTAAAGAATTACCGAAAGAAATAATAGAAAGATTACCAGTCAGATTAACATACGACAATAATTATTTCAATGACAAATACCAAGGAATACCGATTGGGGGTTATACTCAGATATTTGAGAAATTATTAGACGGTATTGATGTAAAATTAAATTCAGACTTTTTTGAGTCTGAATTACCTAAATATAAAAAGTTAATTTATACCGGCCCGATTGATAAATTTTACGATTACAAGTATGGTCCTTTAGAATATAAAACCGTAGAATTTGAACATCTTAGATTGAATGTAAAAAATCATCAGGGGACTGTAATGATGAATTACACCGACAAAAAAGTTCTTAAGACGAGGACAATCGAACACAAACATTTTGAGGGTGTTGACTCAGACATTACTTGGGTTACTAACGAATTTCCTGTCAAATATGTTGCAGAAAAAAATGACCCTTATTATCCTGTTAATGATAAACTAAATAATGATTTGTACAAAAAATACAAAGAACTTTCCATTGAGGAAAAAAATGTTTATTTTGGGGGTAGGCTGGCAGAATACAAATACTATGATATGGATAAAGTGATTTTATCGGCACTCAATTTTATAGAACTAATTAAATGATAACAATAGGATTTTCAACAAGAAAGATTGATGATAGTTTCGTAGAACTATTAAAAAAAACATGCGGTGTTCCAAACCCACAGATTATACCAATCGAAAACGAAGGTAAGTATTCATTACCTGAAGCATATAATATGATATTGGAGCAAGCAACAAATGACGTTGTTGTATTGTGTCACGATGACATTTATTTTGATAGTAAAAATTGGGGTAGTAAGATTTTAAATCACTTTAAAAGAAATTCAGATTATGGAATTTTAGGTCTTGCGGGTTCAACACAACTTCCATCTTCATCCAAATGGTGGGAAGACTTTTCTAAAATGAAAGGAATTGTTAATCACGAACACGGAGGTAAAAAATGGGAATCAAAGTATTCTGCAAGTTTAGGAAATCAGATTGATGATGTAGTTTTAGTTGATGGTCTTTTTATTGTCTTAAACACAAAAAATGTCAAACAAAAATTTAATGAAGAAATAAAAGGGTTCCACTTCTATGATGTGGATTTTTCATTTAGAAACTTTATTGAAGATGTAAAGATTGGTGTTATATATGACGTAAGGGTTACTCACAAATCTATCGGCGAAACAAACGAACAATGGGAACAAAATAGAATTGTTTTTGCAGAAAAGCATAAAGAGATTTTACCAGTTAAAATCAAAAGAAATTTAACAATCAATTCACCAATTAAAGTTTTACTATCATCACTTTTTTTCAAAACCTTTACAGGTTCAGAGATGTATGTTTATGAACTAGCACGAGGATTAAAAAAATTAAATTGTGATGTTACCGTACTATCGGATATTGAAGGTCCTCTTTCGAAATTAGCTAATCAACAAGGAATTAAAACATTATCGTTTATGGACCCACCTGGTTATAAATTGGGTGACGGAAAGTGGGGATTTAATACTCCTGAGGGATTCAATCCAAGCCAACAAAATATGATGTACAAAACGTCAGAGGTTAATTTTGACATTGTACACGTACAACATAACCCAATATCTCAGAGAATTTGTGATATGTATCCAAACATCCCAAAACTATCAACAATACACTCAGAAGTTATTGATTTAGAAAATCCATACATACATGACTCAATTAAAAAATATGTTTGTATTAGACCTGAAATTCAAAACCACATTGTCGAGAAGTTTGATATAGATGAGTCGAATACCGAAGTAATATATAACCCGATAGACACCAACCGTTTTAATACTAAAGATACTAAGATGTACCCGTATATTCTATTTGTCGGTACAATTGATTACTTAAGAGAAAACACAATTAGAGACCTTGTTGAATACTCTAAATCAATAAACAAAGAATTATGGTTGGTTGGTGAAAATAAATCTAATTATTTGACCGAACTTCTACAAAACACCCACGTTAAACATTTTGAGGCAACCAATAAAGTTGAGCCTTACGTTAAAAACTGTAGTGAGACTGCTGGTATTCTTTTAGGTAGGACAACGATTGAAGGTTGGTTATGCGGTAAACCGGGTTGGATTTACAATGTTGATAACTCGGGTGAAATTTTAGATAAGAAAAAACACGAAGTACCTTCTGATATGGATAAATTTAATTCATTTGAAGTTGCAAAAAAAATAAAAGAGGAATATATAAAAATTTTAAATGATTAAAATAGTAAGTTGTTTTTGGAATGCATCAAATTACGTTGAGAAATGTATAAACTCTGTTAAATCCCAAACGTTCAAGAATTATAAAATGTTTTTGATTGATGACATGTCAACGGATACTAGTAAAGATATTGTAAAAAAATTAATAGAGGGTGATGATAGATTTACGTTTATAGAAAACAGTAACAAGAAATTTAAACTTAAAAACTTTGATGACCTTATAATGGACGAAACTTTATTTGATGACGAAGATATCATTGTTGAACTTGATGGTGATGATTGGTTATATAATGAAAACGTATTAGAGATTATAAATAAAAAATATGAGTCTAATAAGAACTTATGGTTAACTAACGGTAGTTTTGTTTACTCTAACGGTAGAATAGGGTTTTCAGGAAAGGCAAATTATGATTCAGTAAGGTCTGACGTTTTTATGTTCTCTCATCTCAGGACGTGGAAAACTCACCTATGGAGAAAGATTGATGAGTCGTCTTTCTTAGATACAAATGGAGAATACTTTAAGTCTGCGGCCGATGTGGCATATTCGTTCCCAATGGTAGAAATGGCAGGAAAAAATCATTATGAATTTATACCCGACATACTTTTAGTTTACAATGAGGAGAGTCCTTATAATGACCATAAAGAAGGTTCATCCGCAGGGGTTAACGACCAATTTAGATGTGCAAGTATCATTAGAAACTTACCAAAATATAAATCATTAAATTAAAAATATGTTTATTACTTCATTTCTAATGGGAGGATTAGGTAATCAAATGTTCCAAATCGCCAAATCATTATCTGAGGGATATGAAAACAATATTGAAGTTTTTTTTAGACCCACCTCATACATACCAATGCACGGTAATCAACCTTCAAAATACTTAAACAATATTTTTAGAAATGTTGTTTTTAAAAATATTGATGTGAGTACTGAAAGAATTTCTGAACAAACGTGGGAGTATAAAAAAATTGATGTTATGTATTTTAAACCGGTAGAGTACTACGGTTACTTTCAGAGTAGTAAAAACTTTGGTACTCATTCTGAAAAAATAAAAGATGTTTTTAAACCGACGGAAGATTTTATAGAAAAAATAAAAATAAAATACCCACAAGTATTTGAAAAAAACTCAACATCCATTCACGTTAGACGAGGCGATTACCTCACTATACAAAATATTTTACCGGTAGTTGATAAAACATATATCGATAAGTGTGTGAGTGAAATTGAAGATATCGGACCTATTTTAATTTTTTCTAATGATAAAGAATGGGTACGTAATAACTTAAACTATAAAAATTCAATTATTATTGAAGGTTTGGAAGATTATGAAGAATTATGGTTAATGAGTTTATGTCAAAATAATATCCTTTCAAACTCTTCTTTTTCTTGGTGGGGTACTTACCTTAATAAAAATAAGAACAGAAGAACATTTGCACCTTCAATATGGTTTGGTCCCGATGGTGAAAAAAATTATGAAGACATTTATGAAAATGAATGGAATAAAATTAACGTAAAGTATTCAAACGGTACTTTATTATGTGAATAAAAAACAAATGAAATGCTATTAGATTTTAATTTATTAAAAACAAAATATAAAATGGAAGTCAGAGGGGTAATCCATATTGGTGCTCACTTTGGTCAGGAATATAACACATACAAAAATAATGGTGTTGAAAACACTATGTTTTTTGAACCAGTACCGCAAACATTTAAAGTTTTAAGTGAGAATTTATCAGGTAAATCGATTTTAATTAATAAGGCGTTAGGTAATGAAAATAAAAAAATGACAATGAATATTGAGTTTGCTAATAATGGGCAATCAAGTTCTTTATTAGAGCCATCACTACATTTAAAACAATATCCTCACATAGTATTTGAAGATACGATAGATGTTGAAATGGTTAGGTTAGATGACTTTATTAATGAAAATTATAAAGAAGAAATATCAAACTACAATATGATAAATATTGATGTCCAAGGGTATGAGTTGGAGGTTTTCAAAGGGTCGTCTAACATACTTGAAAACATTGATTATATCATTACTGAAGTTAATAGAGATGAGGTTTATGTTGGTTGTGCCAAGGTAGATGAGTTAGACGAGTTTCTTAAAAAATATAATTTTTCTAGAGTTGAGACAACTTGGGATGGTGTAACTTGGGGGGACGCATTTTATGTTAAAGGATAAACTGAATATTATAGACACGATGTTTAGTCATGCCAAATCAAGTAGTTGGTATAACGAACCAACTAAATTTGATTGGGTAAGAAATCCGGATTCAGATACACTAATTTTTACCGATTTGTCCTTGACTCAATCACATAATTATAATGTGAAAAAAAAATATGCTTGGATGTTAGAATCTCCAGAAATCACACCAACTTCTTACGAATACATAAAAAACAATTTTAATTTATTTGACGGTATTTTTACCTTCGATAAAGAACTACTTTCTATAGATAATAAATTTACATTCTTACCTTGTGGGGGTTGTTGGGTTGATGAATATGATAAAGGAATACACGAAAAAACTAAAATGATTTCTATGTTATCCTCAAACAAAAATTCAACTGAAGGTCATAAACTAAGACATCAGATAATAAATGAATTAGATGGAATTGATTATTTCGGTTATATGAAACCAATAGATAAAAAAATAACATCCTTGAGAGATTATCGTTTTTCTATTATCATAGAGAACACAAAGAAAGATTATTATTTTACTGAAAAAATAATTGATTGTTTTATGACCGGAACAATTCCCATATATTATGGGTGCCCATCTATAGGTGATTTTTTTGACGATTATGGAATCATTACTTTTGATTCAATATCAGAACTAAAAAAAATCATAAGCGAATTAAGTACGGATGATTACGATAAAAGAATAAACTCAATAAAAAAAAATTATGAGGAAGCTAAAAAATATTTAGTAGCCGATGACATAATTTATGAAAAAATAAAAAAATATGAAAGTAATTAGTTTTTCACTGTATGGTGACAACCCAATCTATACGGTGGGTTGTATTAATAATGCGAAATTAAAAAAAGAATTTTTCTTGGATTGGGAAATGTGGGTATACCACAACGATACTGTCCCTTCCGATATTTTAAATCAACTAAAGGAACTTGATGTTAAATTAATAAATACGAATGAGGAAAATGGGTTTTTTGGTTCTCTGTGGCGATTTAGACCTATCATTGAAACTGATGTAGAATATTTTATTTCAAGAGACTGTGATTCAAGAATTAGTAAACGAGATGAGGTTGCGGTTAGTGAATGGATAGACTCTGGTAAAAGTTTTCACATTCTGAGAGAACATCCGATAGGACATGGATGGCCAATGAATGCCGGCATGTGGGGGTCAAAAGGAATGTCAATCCCTGATTTTGATGAACTAATGTCTCAATACCTTTTATCGAACCCAAGAACAAACGATAAATCAATCGACCAATGTTTTTTAAGAGATATAATTCACCCAATAGTTAAAAATAGCTTGTTTTTACACGACGAATATTTTAACTACGAAGGGATTGGTACTCACATCAAAAGAGACCGAGCAATTGACGACTTTGCGTTTATAGGTGAATCTGTGGACGAAAACGATATCCCAAGAGGAGACCAAAGAAGTCCGATAATAATGAGATATAAATCTTAAAAAAAAATGATTAGTATAGTAACAGGAACTCTTAATAGAAAAGAACTACTTTCAGGTTTAATATCAAATACCGTAGATTCTAACAACAATTTAGAGTTGGTATTAGTGGATGGTGGGAGTGATGACGGTACAATTGAGTTTATTGAGTCCCTTAATCACCCAAGAATTAAATTAATAAAGGTTGGTGGGAGAAGTGGGTATCCTCATTTTATGAATTTGGGTATTCAAAATGCAACTTATGATTGGATTTGCCAGTGGAATGATGACGTTATTTTAATTAACCAATGGGAAGATATTATTAACGAATTAAACGATGAACATCAGTTTTATCTTTTTAATTGGAAATACGGTAATATTCAAGATATTAAAGATGAACAATGGTTAAGTGGATTTGATTATTTAAGTGGGTGGTGCATGGTTGATAATGTGTCGTCAGGAGGTGAAATAGTAATGAATTATGGAATTTACCATAAAAACATTTTTAAAAAAATAGGTATGTATAATAATTCATATAAGTACTATTATGCGGATGGGGATATGTCATACAGAGCACATATGTTTGGGTTTAAACACAAACCTATGTCAAACATTAAAGTTTGTTCATTATGGACTCAGAAAAACGCAATTCACTCAAATGACGATACTGAAATTTATAATCAAAACATAGAAATGTATCGTCAAAATATATTACCTAACAACATAGAATTTTTGAAATAAAGTGGTTGGGAGATTAAACATTTATGACAGCAGATTTAATTACAATTATAAGGGATTTACCTCGATTGTTAATCAGTTAATTGCTCTTGCCAAAATACATTACGAAAGATTTGGTAACTATAATGTCTTCGTGGAAGATGAGCAAGTGTTAGATTTATTTGACAATAATTATAAGGTTAATAATGATGATAACATTTACGACGTTCACCCTATTTTTTTTGAGGAATTTTATAACGGTAAGTATGAGCATGATTTTAACGCCCATAAATTAGTGGATGTTGGGGACTTAAAAACTAGGGACCCGAAAAATTTTATGAGTTTAAAAAAAGAACATTTAAACCAATTTAATAAATTGAAGAGTGAACTTTTTATGGGTGAAAATATTTTAGGAGTTCAAATTAGAGGAACGGATAAAAAAACAGAATTACCTAAAATAGAAGAATCAATTGTTATAAACCACATAGATAAATTATTAAATAACAATACAGAAATAGATAGAATTTTTGTATCAACCGACGATTTTAATTATTTAGATATTATACTTAAAACATTTGGTGATAAGAATGTTATCTATAATGATAAAAATTTAATTAGTCGTGACGGGGAGCCACTACATACCAGATACGATAGAAAAAAAATTAATTATGAAGTAATGTCAGATGTTTACCTCCTTTCAAAATGTAATCATATGTTATATTCATTCTCAAACGTTAGTTTTTTAGCATTATCTATGATGGAAAATTTTAATAAACAATTAATAAATATTAACACGTGAAATACATACACCACCATTTAGGTTTAGGGGACCATATTATTTGTAACGGTATGGTTAGATACATGCAGAAAAAATATGATAAAGTTTCAGTTTTTTCTTATCATCATAACATTAAAAATGTTAGTTATATGTATTCGGATAATGAAAACATAACTGTAATACCAATATCCAGTGACTCTGAAGTAGACATATATTGTATGTCAAACAACATTAATATAGAGAATATAATTAAAGTTGGGTTCTCCGAACTATCAAATTACCTACCCCAAATTAAGTTTGATGAGGCGTTTTATAAAATTGCTGGTATTGAATTTTCAGTAAGGTTTGAAAGTTTCTTTATTCCGAGAAATCGAGAAAGAGAAATTGAAGTGTATAATGAATTAAACCCTAATAACGAGTCTTTTATTTTTCTACACGAGGATAAAACAAGGGGGTTTTTTTTGGACAGGGGTAAAATCCCAACAGGTTACAAAATAATAGAAAACGATATAAAATATAATGTTTTTGATTTATTGTATCTTTTTGAAAACGCCGAAGAAATACATTTAATGCAATCATCAATTAAAGATTTAATTAATTCTTATGTTTTGAATAAACCAAAAATTGTCTTACATAATTATGTAAGACGTTACGGTGAAGAATTAAACTCAATAGGTTTAAATAAAATTAATATTATCGATTAATTTATGTCTAATTTAATTATTGGTAATACGTCTCAGTTAAGTCACTACTTCCCGAGTGACTATGAAAAAATATCATCCAGAAATATTAATTTCGATGAAATCAAAAAGAAACGATATAAAAAAATATTTTTACTTTTTGCGGAACAAAGAACCTTTGTTGAGAATAATGTTGAAGATTTTAATAAAATAAACTTTGATTATACTTTAGAGGTTATTGATAATCTTTTAGAGTCGTGTGAGCAGATAATTATTTATGCGACTTCTGAATTGTGGAATAAATACGACGGAAAAATATCTTTAGATTTACCCTTCGATTTCAACACAACACCTTATATTGAGTCAAAAAGAAAGTTGTGTGATTTTATTAAAAACGACAGAAAAAAATACCAAAAGGTCATTATAATTTATCCATTTAATTTCAATTCAATTCATAGAAAGGGTGGGTTTTTATTTGGTAAGATATTCGATTCTTTAATCACAAACAAAAAAATCACAATAGGGGATGTTGATTTTTATAGAGACCTTATTCATCCTAAAATTATAGTTGACGTGTCGATACAAACTGAATCGGACGTTATTATAGGTTCAGGGGAACTAATAAATGTAAAAACTTTTATTAAGGACCTTTATACTCTACACAATAAAAATTTTGATGAGTATATTACAATAGATAATAAACACAATTTAAAAAATAAAAGGTCCAATTATTATAACTCAATTAAACACTCAAGTTATAAAGAATTGTTGGATTTATCGTTAAAAGACTTGTATGAATATAAAATTAGTTAAAGACACTATTGATAGTCAAGATATAAATAATCTAATTGAATGGTTAAAAACGAACCCTAAACTAACAAAGGGGGAACTAACTGTTGAATTTGAAAAACAATGGTCTGAGTGGTTGGGGGTTAAGTACTCTGTATTTGTTAACTCGGGTTCATCCGCAAATTTAGCAGCAATTTATTCGTTATTACTATCAGGTAAATTAAAAAATAATAAAATAGTGGTTCCTGCCGTTTCGTGGGTTACCACAGTAACACCGGCAATACAACTCGGGTTAGAACCCATAATGTGTGAATGTGACGAAAAAAATTTAGGGTTAGATATAACACATTTAGAGAGTATCATTAAGAATGAAAATCCCTCCGCAATTATTTTAGTACATGTTTTAGGTTTACCAAACCACATGGATGAAATAGTAAAATTATGTAAAGAAAATAACGTACTACTTGTTGAGGATAGTTGTGAATCTATAGGTTCTAAATACAACAATAAAATGATTGGGACGTTTGGTGATATGTCTACGTTCTCTTTTTATTTTGGTCACCACATGTCAACTATTGAGGGTGGGATGATTTCAACAAATGATGAAGATTTATATCACATACTACTATCCATTAGGTCTCACGGATGGGATAGGGATTTACCTTCTGAAAAACAATCTGAATTAAGAAAAAAATACAACATACAAAATTTTAGGTCTTTATACACCTTTTATTATCCAGGGTTTAATCTTAGAGCAACTGATTTACAGGCATTTATTGGTTTACAACAACTAAAAAAATTGGATTTAATTGTATCTAACAGAAATAAAAATTATGTTAGATATAAAAATGAAATAAAGAATGATTTTTGGTCAGCATCTGAACCCACGAATAGTTTTGTTTCGAACTTTTCATACCCAATTATAACTAAAAACATAGATAAATTAGTTAAATCACTTACCGAAAACAATATAGAATGTAGACCCCTAATTTGTGGTTCAATTACCGAACACCCTTTTTGGTATGAGAGATATGGTAAACAGGATTTACCAAATGCAAAATTAGTACACGAGTATGGACTTTATGTTCCAAATAATCACGAAATGACAGATGACGAAATAAATAAAATTATCAAAATTGTAAATGAAAATATATGAAAAAGGCATTAATTACAGGTATAAATGGACAGGATGGTTCTTATTTGGCAGAACTATTAGTGAGTAAAAATTATGAAGTTTGGGGTACTGTTAAGAGAAATTCAGTATCTGAAACACAATCATCAAGAATTGAACACTTAAGAGATAGTGGATTAATAAATCTCGAATATGCAGATTTGACTGATATGGCATCACTAATCAGTATACTATCTAAGGTCCAACCTGATGAGGTATACAATCTAGCTGCACAATCACACGTAAGGGTTAGTTTTGACCAACCGATTTATACTGCAAATGTTACGGGTGTCGGCACTTTAAATCTTCTTGAAGCTGTTAGGATGGTATCCCCACATTCGAAAATTTATCAAGCATCATCTTCAGAAATGTTTGGTAATACGATTGACGGAGATGGGTACCAAAGGGAAACAACTTCGATGAATCCGGTTTCACCTTATGGTTGTGCTAAAGTGTTTTCATATAATATCTGTAGAAACTACAGAAATGCTTACGGTATGAAAATATGGAACGGTATCCTTTTTAATCACGAATCACCAAGAAGAGGAACAAACTTCGTAACCAATAAAGTCGTTAAAGCTGCGGTCAGAATAAGTTTAGGGTTACAAGAAAAACTTCATATTGGTAATTTGGACGCATCAAGAGACTGGGGACACGCTAAGGATTATGTTGAAGCGATGTGGTTAATGTTACAGTCTGAGACACCAGACGACTATGTATGTGCGACCGGAGTTTCACACACGGTTAAAGACTTGTGTGATTACACTTTTAGTACATTAGGTTTGGATTATAAAGATTATATTGTTATAGATGAAAAACATTTCAGACCTGAGGAATTAGAAAATCTTAAGGGGGACTCATCTAAATTAAAAAATAATTTAGGGTGGGAACGAGAATATACATTTGAAACAATGTTAGATGAAATGATAAACTATTGGTTAAAATATTATGGAAAATAAAATACTAGTTACTGGTGGTCACGGCCTTGTTGGGTCTGAGTTTATTGGTGAAAGATACTTTAAGCCCACATCTAAAGATTACGATTTACGTAACACAAACGACGTTAATAGATTAATGTTAAAAAAATTTGATAGCGTAATCCACACAGCGGGTAAAGTCGGTGGTTTAGGAGGTAATATGAATCACAAAGGTGAATTTTACTATGACAACATTATGATTAATACAAATGTAATTGAAAGTGCTAGAATTACAGGTGTTAAAAATTTAGTCGCATTCCTTTCTACCTGTGTGTTCCCAAATGAAGTTGAGTATCCTTTGACAGAAAAAAAAGTTCATTTAGGTCCTCCCCATTTTTCTAACGACGCATACGCATATTCTAAACGTATGGTTGATGTACAAATACGAGCATATAAAGAACAATACGGATTAAATTATAAATCGGTTATACCGACAAATATATATGGTCCAAATGATAACTATGATATCGTAAATGGACATGTGGTTCCGTCTTTAATACACAAGTGTTATTTAGCGAGAGAAAACAAAACACCTTTAAATATTTGGGGTAGTGGTACTCCGTTGAGAGAATTCATTTTTAGTCAAGATGTTGCAAAACTAACAGAGTGGGTTTTAGAAAACTACAATGAAAATGAACCAGTTATATTATCAACATCTGAAGAAATTTCTATTAGAGACGTGGTTGGGATTATTATTGAATTAATGAATTTTAAAGGAGAAGTTATTTTTGATTCAACAAAACCTGACGGTCAACATAGAAAACCAAGTGATAATTCAAAAATCAAATCTTATTTACCTGATTTTCAGTTTACCCCAATATATGAAGGTCTAAAAGAAACTATTGATTATTTTGAAAATCACTATAACCTTTTAAGAAAATAAAATGACAAGAAAACGAGGAAGTCAAATCGCTGAAGAGCCGGTAATACCAAAAACTATTACTAAAAAAGATTACATTAATTCGGTAATTAAAAGAAAACAAAAAAATAAGTTTTTATCAGATAACCAAAAAGAATATTATGACATATTGATTAATAATCAAATTACTATATGTTCAGGTCCTGCTGGTGTTGGTAAAAGTTATATCTCTATGAGGGCTGCGGTTGACTTACTAATGGACCCTAACAATGCGTATGAGAAAATAATCATTGTTAGACCAGCAGTTGAGGCTGAAGAAAAATTAGGTTCCCTACCAGGAAATTTAGAAGAAAAATTAGACCCATATATTTTTCCATCTTACTACCTACTTAATAAGATTATAGGAAAAGAGGCTAGAGAAAAATTAAAAGAAGCCGAAATTATTGAGGTATTTGCATTGGCTTATATGAGAGGAATGAATATTGACAACTCAATTCTAATTTTTGAAGAAGCACAAAACGCCACCCCCAATCAGATGAAATTATTATTAACAAGGATTGGATATAATAGTAAATTCTTTATTTCTGGTGATTTAGAACAAACCGACCGATATAAAGACAAAAAACAATCAGGTCTTTATGACGCGTTACAAAGGTTTCAAAACATTAACGATGTGGGTGTTTATGATTTTAGAAATGCCAAAAACGTAAGAAACCCATTAATAAGTAAAATATTAGAAAAGTACGATGAAGAGAATAGGAATTGAGGTTAATGGAGTTTTAAGAAATACATTAGACAAGTTTAAACAATTATATGAAAAACATATGATTGAAAATTTTGAGTCGGAAAACTCTAACCAAACTTTTGAAATCGATATGTCGGGTAACACCAAACTTGAGGATGTTGCAACTGAATTTAAATATGAAATTGTTGAACCTATTGATACGTATGATTTAAAAAATCATTTTAAATTTCCGTCTGACGACGAACTTTTTAGTTTCATGTTTGAGGATTTCCCAATGCAACTTTTTGGACATGCGGGTTCTACAGAAACATATTCATTTAATGACTTAAATGAATTTTATTTAAATAACAGAGACGAATATGAGATATATATTATTTCGGACGAGATTGGTAAATCAAAACCAGCCACTTTATTTTTCCTATCAAAATTCGGGTGTCAAATAGAAAATATAAAGTTTTATTCTAATACCACATTAAACGATATGTGGGGTTGTATTGATATGTTATTAACTGCAAATCCAGATTTACTTAAGAATGCACCTGAAAATAAAACTACAGTTCAATATATTACTGACTATAATAAGAATGTTGAATGTGAATATAAAATAGAAAAGTTGTCAGACTTAGATGAACTAGTAAAACAAATTAAATTATGATACCATTTTTAGGTGAAAGTTACTACTTTGATGTAGATGAATTGGAGACACAAGTTAGCTTAGCCAATTCTAAATTAATTCCGCTATCGGGAGACACCGAAACAGAACAAATAAGCGTTACAAGATATGAAACATTTAAACTATTAATGGAAGTAGTTGTATCGGAAAGAGAAGGTATAGACGATTCTTTAGGTATGCATAGCGCAAAAGAATTATCAATACCATTCAAAATTTCTTTTAATACTTTATTATTAAATAAAATAATCAAAAAATTTTAAAAAATGGATTTAGAAAAAATCAAAAAGATTGAAGGTTCAGTAACTAACCTTAAAGAAAAAACAGCAAGAATTTATTTTTTAGTACAGGACACAAAAGGTAATCCTAAAGCCAGTATTAAGTACATTTATGATATGGCTATTACGCTAAAAAATTCAGGATATAATCCTATTATCATACACGAAACAACAGATTACGAAGGTGTTTCTTCTTGGTTAGATGAGAAATATATGGAATTACCTCACCAATCAATCGATGGTCAAAATTTAGCAATTTCACCTGAAGATATGATTGTATTACCTGAACTATATGGTCACGTAATGGAACAAATTAAAAACCTACCTTGTGGTAAAGTTGTTTTGTGTCAAGCGTATGACCATATGTTAGAGACATTAGCACCAGGTGTCACTTGGTCACAATTAGGTTTCTATAAGTGTATTACAACGTCTGAAAAACAAAAAGAATATATTTCAGAAGTGATGAAAAATGTTAGTATAGATATTTTAGAACCTTTTATCGATGGTACTTTTACAAAAAAAGATAAACCATCTAAACCAATTATTTCTATCCACACAAGAGACCAACGAGACACAGCTAAAATCATTAAAACTTTCTATTTAAAATACCCACAATACCGATGGATTACATTTAGAGATATGAGAGGTATTTCTATGGAGGATTTTTCTAAGTTTTTAAAAGAATCGTTTTTAAGTGTTTGGGTTGATAACGAATCATCATTTGGGACATACCCGTTAGAATCTATGTCAGTGGGTACTCCTGTTATTGCGAAGGTTCCTAATATGATACCTGAATGGATTAATGAAGAAAATGGTGTGTGGACCCAACAATTTAATGAGATTGTTGATGTTGTGGCAAACTTCATCCAAAATTGGTTGGAGGATAATATCTCAGAAAAATTGTATACAAATATGGAAATGACGTCGTCAAAATATTTAGATAAAAATAAATTTGAGTCAGGAGTAATCGAACTTTTTAATGAATACTTCACAACTAGAATCGACGCATTCCAAGAACAATTGGATAAACTAAACGTAACAGAAGAAACAAATAAATAAAATGGAAAATAATTTAAACGTATCGGTAATAATCCCTATCAATTCACGTAAACAAAGGGATTTTGAAACTTATTATGAAAGGGCGATTAAATCTGTTCAAATTCAACATACACAACCACTAGAAGTGATTGTCGTACATTCTGATGAGGACGGATTAAAACAAACATTAGAAAATATTGATTATAGTGGTTTAACTGTAAATTTTGTAGAAAATAAAGGTAAAACAGATTTCAGTAGCCAAGTTAATTTAGGGGTGGAAAATGCTAAAGGTGATTATATCTCTATTTTAGAATTTGATGACGAGTATTCGACTATTTGGTTCAAAAATGTAAAAAGATTTATAGAAGCATATCCTGAAGTAGACGCATTCTTACCTTTAGTTGTTGATACTGACGATAAGGGTATGTTTGTAGGGTTTACAAATGAGGCCACGTTCGCGGCTAGTTTAAATTCAGAAATCGGTTATTTAACTAACGAAGTATTAATGAATTACCAAAACTTCCAAACAAGTGGAATGGTAGTTAAAAAATCAACATATACTGACAACGGAGGATTTAAACCATCTTTCAAACTTACATTTGTTTATGAGTTTTTACTTAGACTTACTTATAACTCAGCACAAATTATGACAATCCCAAGAATAGGGTACAAACATATGAACTTTAGAGAAGGGTCAATTTTTTGGAGTTATAAGAACGGTCAAAATTCTATCACGGATGATGAGGTTTCGTTTTGGATTGAGTCAGCAAAAAAAGAACATTTCTTCACAGCAGACAGAGATATAAAATACGAACCACAGGAAGCATAATGTTTGTATCGTCTGGCACAGTCACAGAAGTTACATATGAAGAGCAAAAGACGGAAAAAAAAGTAAAAAACAATAATTACTTTGATGTACGTGAAGAAGAGGCGGTAAAGGCATATATTATAGCCGAAAGCAAACAAGAAAAAGAAGTTATTTATAACAAATTTTTAAGAGTACCTCTCGATAAAATGATTGAGTCAATCATTAGAAGATACAAGTTGTATAGAAAAGATATGGATTATAATGATATCCATACGGACACACATTCTTTTTTAATGACCAAAGTTGATAAGTTTAAGCCTGCTAAAAATAAGAAGGCTTATTCTTATTTTGGGACAATATGTAAAAATTATCTAATGGGTCAAATATTGAAAGACCAAAAAGAGATGAATCGAAAAATTTCTTATGAGGACATTTCAAGTGCGTTAGAGAATAGACCTGATATGGTTTATTATTTAGAGTTTGAAAAGATTGATGCTGAAAAAATTATAGATAAATTTTTGGTTGATTTAAAATCATACGTTAACGACAACCAACTTCAAGAAAACGAAAGTAAGTTAGGTTATGCGTTGATAGAACTTTTTGATGATTATGGAAATATTTTTATTGGTAATGATAATAATAAGTTTAATAAGAACATAGTACTACTTACCTTAAGAGAGATGACCAATCTTAACACAAAAGAAATCCGAACATACTTAAAAAAGTACAAATCTTTATATTTAGAAACTTTAAGAAAAATACATAATCAATAGACAAATATTTATTGTTATGAATAGGACAAGAAAAAAAGAAATCAGTTTAAATAAAGATTCAGTATTGGGTTTAATGCAAGAAATCTATAATGAATTAGTTGAACAAAGGTCAACCGCGATTCGTATCCAAAATAAAATGTTGGCACTTTTAAAAGATGCTGAAGATATGACGGTAATTGGGCCTGTAATTAAGGAACAACAAAAAATTATTAACGATACGATTGAAAAGAAATTAAGTTTATCAAAACTACAATCAAGTATTTGGGAAAAATCAAATAACGCAAAAGAAGATTCATTTAGTCTAACAGATATGGATGAAGATACTCTACAATCTTTAATACAAAAAGATGTGGATAACAGTAAAGGTCAAAATTATAAACTATAATGGGACTTGATTTATCAAACGATTACGAAAAGGCCAAAAGTAAAATTAGTGCATATCAGACTACAAAAGAGTCTAAAAAAAACAACGCTTTAAAACAAAAAGAAAAGGCACAAACATCGTTAGATAAAAAGAAAAGTAGCGTTGTAAAACAAATTAGTGAATTAGAAAAAAAGGGAACTCAATTTAGTAGTAAATTAAAAAATGATGTTAAAAGTGAAGTAAAAGGACAATTAGAACAACTTTTAGATTTACTTAAACAAACGTTCCCACCATCAGAAAACAAGGCGTTAGACACCGTAAGAAGAGTTTTTTTAGAAGCTGCTCAAAACACAAAAGGTAAAGTTAAAAGTATCTTAGTGGATGAAATCATTAGCACCATAGGGTGTTCAGAAGAACAATCATATGAAGATAAATTAAATCAAGACATTTACATAAAGGTAAGTCAAATTGATTTATTTAAGAGACTCGTTTATTCGCCCGATGATGAGGTTGCTAAATACTACTACGAAACTAACGATACCCCAACAGGTACGGTACCTTATAGTATGAATAGAGAACTTTATTCAAGACTACAAAATTTAGGACAATCTTATCAAACACAATTTGGTTCATCATATGTTGGGGCATCAGGGCAACAGTTATTCGACATTGAGTACGTCGAATTCTACCCCGCAGTAAACCCAACGAATTTCGGGGATTATTACAAAATAACTTTAAAACCTCAATTAAATAATACCACGAGTGTATCTGACTTTTTATTTGATTACTATGATAGTATAGAAGTGTTGGGTATCGACTCTGTTTTTACTGAGTTGTTAAATATTATCTTTGGTGGATTTAGTTTTGACTTAGGGATATCGACCGATAAACTTAGAGAAGAAAAAAAGTTTGATTTAATAATTAAAAGAATTAGTGGTATCTGTTCTGACCCTACTAAAAGTATTGATGTTGGGGGTACCGCTAAACTTAATGATTTAGATTTAATTGATGATGCATTTTTTGAAATTTCTAATCAAGAATTAAGGTCTATTGAAAATGAAATTAACAATATAACTAATGGTGTTGTTGAATTTGAGTCTTGTGAGGGTATTAAATTACCTGTTAATACAAATGCAATGTTTAGTGCACTTGACCAAGTAATAACTGAAAACAAACCTTCAAGTCAAATAGATTTAATTGAGTCGGCATTAGATGATATGTCAAAAAACCCCGAATGGTCAAATTTAGTTCCCGGTATTGGAATTGATTTGAATATAAAAGGTGATATCGATTTTAAAGTCATTACCGAAATGGCTAAAATTATCTATCGAAGTGTTTTATCACCTAAAGTAATGTTAGGGTTTTTGATAATGGTTAAGGCGATTAATAATAATATATCACAAACATTAGATGATGCGTATGATGATTTAACACAATTTATGAAATCGTTTAGGAAGTTTAATGTGAATTTTATTAGAAGAATTTACTCATTATATGTTGAGGAATTGTTTAAAATTATAAAAAGAGATATTAAAAAACTAGTTTCGGGTATTTTATCAGACATAGTAAAAGAAGCTAAAAACAAACAACTTCAGATGTACTCCTCTATTCTTTACGCACTTTTAGTTGTTGGTCAGGCCTTTATTGATTTTAGAAATTGTAAAAGTGTAATTGATGAAATTTTAAAACTATTAAATTTAGGTATTAGTCAGTTAAATTTAGGATTACCTACTTTCGCATTGGCAGCCTCAAAATTACTAGGTGGTGTTTCTGACACAAGAGCTTTTGCTAACGTAGTAGAAAATTTACAAAAATCAGGATTACCGACAGGGGATTTACCAGACGGTAGTCCCAATTTTATGAATTCGGCGTTTGATGGAATTATAAAGGGTATGAATCAAGAGCAAGCGGAAAATGGTAAAACTGAAGTATTTATACCACCATTAACCGTAATCACACCATTTGGACCTGGAGTATCTAAACCATCTAAAGGTTATGGTAAATCATATTAATATGGAAGCAGAAGAAATAAAAGACGTTTTAGCCAACTTTAAAAATAAACCAAATAAGAGTTTAGTAACGGTTATGGATTATTTAAAGGAGGACTTTGATAACACTAAAGAGTTATTAATAAAATTAACTCATCATTTAGATAGTACTGAAAAAGAGTACAATAAAATCTATGATGAATACAAAAAAAGAATGAATGAGTAACTATATTGACGGACAGCAGATTTTCTTTGGGACTTGCTTATCGAGTGATGACCCACTTATGTTAGGTCGTATCAGGGTAGAACCTGAAACGTTAAATCAAACCGCATTAGAAAAGGCTAATCCGAATTTTAATGAAAACTCAACAGACCCAAATAAAAATGGTCCTTGGTCTGATTTGGACCCGTATATTTATTTACCATTATTACCTTATTTCGTGAACCAAGTCCCGAAAAAAGGGGAGAAGGTAATGTTGTTTTATTATAATACAAATTCAAAAACAGACAGAAATAGATTCTATATCATTAGTACCTTTTCATCTCCTACGACAATAAAATTTGAAGATGGTTCATCGTCACAAACAAGGTTAAATTCAGGTTATGGTAACTCAACAAAAAGATTACCACCAATTAAAAACCAAGACGGTACATTTAAAAATGATAAAAATAGGGGGGTATTTCCTGAACCTGTAGATATTTCAATTAACGGTAGGGATAGTGCTGATATTGTGGTTAAAGAAAGTGAACTTCTTTTACGAGCAGGAAAACACAAAAATTTCTCAACAGGACAACTTCCTGATGAAGAACCTAAAAGAGCGTTTTTACAATTGTCTAAATATAATACCGATACTTTTTTTGGTGATGTAAAAAGTAGAACAAGATTAATACAAAATAAAAAACCAATTAAATATTTGGTTGAGTATGATGTATTAAACCCAGAAAACCAATTTTCTGCCTTTACCGGTGTTTTATACATCTACCAACTTAGAACCGAAAAACTAGCAGCAAAAACTTTAACAGGTAATTTTAATGTAACCACTGAATTAAACACAACAGGTTCAACGGATGGAGTTCAACTTATAAAAATGATTAATTTCCCATTAGGGTTAAATTTACAAGATTTATCACTTTTAATTAATCAATCATTAAAAAGTATTATTACAAATCCAGCTTTATCATTATCTTCCCCTATTCTTCAAAAAAACGAACAGTACCCATTTTATTATAGACCAACTAAAAAAGTTTATAATTTAGCAACAAATCCAGACAATAGTCAATTGATTGCGTCATCAAATATGGTGAAACTAATGTCTCTGGTTAACATTTCAACTACGGACATTAAATCAGGATATGGTTTAGTTTTAGACTCAAAATTATCTCCGAACATCCCATTTGAAAGACAAAAATCAACATACGTTTCTTCTTCTGCGCAAATTTCAGATAACACCGCAGCATTATTAGGGGCAACGAGACTATACTTCCTTTCTAACGAAACGGAGATTCCCGGTAAATCAAAAATTAATTTCGATGGTTCAATTTATGGTATTGAAAAAGAACAAATAGACAATGAAATCGAACCAAATACCTCATCAATGGTGAGGGGTGAAGAACTTTTAGAACTTTTACAATTAATAGTTAAATTCTGTATTACTCACGTTCACCCATATCCAGGACTACCCCCAACACCGACAACAGTTGATGGTACGACTGTAGATGATTTATTATCAAATATGTTAAATGCTTATCAAAAAGTTTTGAATAGTAATATTCGACTTAACTAAGTATTTATAGATAAAACAAACATGTCAATTTATAGGTCTTATTTTAGTAAGTCAAATACGATTTTATATAACTCTTACACAAATACGGGTAGAAACCCTATTGTTGAGTTATTCTACGGTAATTTAAGTAATGTTGCAATCCCAACAGGATTTAGTAGATATATTTTTAATATTGATTTAACAGGTCTTACTCAAAATTATACGGACAAAGTAATTGTTTCAGGATGTGGCGTTAATCCAACACACACCTTAAGAATGACGAATACATCGTTTTTTGATGATGAATTAATTAATGATAAGACAAGTAATGGTAGAAGAAGAGCAACATCTTTTGATTTACAACTTTTAAGAATACCAAGATTTTCAGGAAATACAGGAATAACTCAAACTTGGGATAGTGGTGTTGGTTATGATTACTATGATTTTGGTATCACTAATTTAAATGATAGAGCCTTTTCAGATAGACCTTCGAATTGGTATCAATCAACAACAATAAGAAATTGGTCAACTCCTGGTATATATAATAATACAAATTCATTAACAGGACTAACAGGCTTAAACTATTCTGCACTTACAGTAGTTGACACTCAACACTTTGAGTTTGGTAATGAAAATATTGAGTTTGATATGACTCACGAAATTAATTCTATTTTAACAGGAGGAACTTCGACACCTGCAGGTTATATGATTTCATATTTACCAGATGTTGAAAACATATCAGGTTTAACTGAAAATTATTCAGTTGGGTTCTTTTCACCTCACACCCAAACATTTTATGAACCATTTTTAGAAACAAACTACAATGATTATATTGATGATGATAGAAATACTTTCTACGCCGGAAATGTAAATAACTTGTATCTCTACGTTTATGAAAATGGAAATGCGGTAAATTTGGATTCTAACCCTACTGTAGACATTTTAGATACTAACGAAGACCCAGTACAAGGGTTTACTAATTTATCCACGTGTCAGGTCACAAAAGGGGTGTATAAAGTGGTTGTTAGTGGTTTAACAGGAACAACAATTCCTTGTTTGTATTATGACGTTTGGAAAGGGTTATCAATTAATTCAACATCTATCACAAATGTTCAAAATGAATTTGTATTATTAACCAAGAATGGTAACTATACAATTGGTTCTACAACTAATAGTCCAAAAATATATGGGTTCTCTTATAGTGGTATCAAACAAAATGAACAGATTTTAAATACGGACATTAGAAAGGTTGATGTCACAATAAAACAAGCATATAGTTCAAATAGTATATTAAACAATATCGAAGCATATTATAGAGTGTATGTAAAAGAAGGTGGTTCTACAGAAGTTCAAGTTCAGGATTGGACAAGGATTAATAAAACTCCCGATTCTTACTACTTTATATTCAATACTATAGACAAGATACCTAATGAATATTTCATTGATTTAAAGGTGGTTTCTGATAGAAATATAGATACTTATAAAAGAGAACTTCAGTTCCAAATCGTTAATAAAAAATAATTATGAGAAATTTAGATTCAATTATTAAAAAAGTTTTAAGTGAGGACCACGAGATGAGGTCTAATAGATATATGTTCTTTTCAAATTTAGAACAAATGAGAAGACAATGTGATTTGTTATTAGACTTAGACCAATCAATGGTTGAGGGTATTTTAGAAAATGGTCACGATTGGGCACAAGACCACATCTCAGAAGCTAAAAACAATATGGACCAAGTATTTGATTTTCTAATGAACGAGTCAAAAAGAGATGGTATGGAATTATCTATGAATATAGATGATAAGGATATGGTTATGATGGAAGCTAGGAAGAAAACAGGTACAAAACTTTGTGCTAGAGGTAAATCTGCTGCCAAGGCGAGGTACGACGTATTTCCCAGTGCATATAGTAATGGACATGGAGTACAAGTTTGTAAAGGAAAGATAAAAGGTCTCGATGGTAAAAAGAGATGTTCACCACCTTATTGTTAAAAAATAAAAGAGACTAAACGTCTTTTTTTTGTATTTTAATGTTTACCCATATATTTATTAGTATGGATAGACAATGTAGTAAATGTGGTGAGGTTAAAACAGATAATGATTTTTACCAAACGCAAAGAGGTAATAGGTGTAAGGAGTGTATTTTAAACGGAACTAGAAAATATAAGAGAAAAAAAAGGATGGACCCCGAACATAGAAAAATGGAAGGTCTTAAACAAAAAGAGAGACGAGTTAGACTTTGGCAAAACACTTTAATACATGACTCAAAACACCGTAAACTTGAAAATAACTTAACTGTTGATGATATAAATGAAATGTTTGATAAACAAAACGGTTTATGTTATTGGTTTAAAATTCCCTTAATACCCTCAAATCACAAGAAACATCCCCAACAACCCTCTTTAGATAGATTATATTCAAATAAAGGTTATACTAAAGATAATGTTGTGTTATGTTGTTATTCCGCAAATATAGGTAGAAACGAAAATGATTTGGAAACTTGGTTAGAATTTCTTAAATTATTAAAGTGAACTTAAAATATTTTTAATAATTTTTTCTAAGGACTCATTTTGGGTCCTTTTCTTTTTTGGTTTGTATGAGGTCATAACGGGTTTTTGTCCTTTTCCTGTTTGGGTGTCTTTTTTCTCGGCCTTTCTTTTTTGTGCACACGCAGCTTTCTTTGATGAATCACTCATTTTACCAGCAACACCAGCAGCTCTACATTTAGGATAGGCACCCTTATCGGTATCAGGTCTTCCACATGGAGGGTGTTTACCATCGACTTTTCTACAAATGTTAACCCAAGGACCTTTAGGTTGTTTAGAACCTTTTGGTTTTTTCTTAGTTCCGAACCAAACGGCCAAATCTTCATTAAGATTAATTTTATCTAGCTCAACCCACTCTTTTATTGGTACTATATTTTTATTTTTATCTGGAAATTGATTTATAGGGTTACCGTCTTCATCACTTGATGTTGAGTTAGGGTTGTTTTTAATATAGTTATATATCTTGCCTGCTATTTTTTCTTCTTTTCCTATTTGTTTTTTGTTTCTTTCCATTTTTCCATCGTATGAATCGTATTCCAAATCAGGACTTTTATATTTAGATACCGGTTCAGTAAAAGGTCCCATTACGTTTTTTTTGAAATATCTTATACCGGGTTGTAATGGTGCAACATAACTACCTCTCGCATCCCCTGAGGTACTTGTCGCCTCATTTAATCTTTTACCCATACTAATAAATATCATAAAATAAAAAAAGGTCAGATTTCTCTGACCTTTTTCTTATTCGTATTTTAATTGATTATCTCAATTCTCTCAAGTCAAACGTTCTAACTCCATCAACTGTGATACGTCCGTAGAAACGGTTGTTAACCATTTTCTTAGCGTAACGTGTCATAATACCTTTGATAGGTGTGAAGTTGAATGGGTTATACATTGTAGGTGTTAATTGTAGAGGAACATATGGTGCGTAAACGTAACCAGTGTCTAACAATGATGTACCTTTGTGTCCTAACAATACTGTGTTTGCTGGGAAGTAAGGGTCACGGTAAACTTGGTAACGACCTGCTAATGTACCAACTCTTTCAATACCCATGTTGTATTGGTCTTGCTCAGGAGACGCGTTAGATACGTGGAAGTATTCTAAATCGTCAAAGATAGCCGAAATCTCAGAAGAAACAACAATCCAGTTAGCTCCACCACGAAGTGTAGACTTGTGGATTTGTGCTGAAATTTGGTTGATTGCTGTAATCAAAGTTTGATTCCAATCTTTTTGAGTGTATTGAGTTAATGGGTTAGCAGAAGTACCTCTTTTCCATCCGTTGTAATCCCAACGTAAGTTCCAAGCTGCACCTTTACGTAAGTCACGTAAAATTTCACGGTCGATTTCTGCCGCAACTTGCTCAGATAATAAAGCTGTCAATTCAGCCTCAGCATCGATGTTGTGGAATGCAGAAACGTCTTGTGCTAATTCAGGAGACCATTGTGCTCTTAGTTTTCTTTCTGTAACAGATACAGTAACTGACTCAAGGTCAAAAGAAACCTCACCAATTTTGTCTTCAAACTCCATTTCTTCGTATACTCTAAAAGTAGTTGTGAATTGACCATTTACTGTTCCAGCGATAGTCGTAGTCAAACCTGAGTAACCATCCAATGAATTTGCTCCAATTGAACACGGTACTTGTAAGTCAACTTCTAAGTAGATAACTCCAGCAGCATCACAAATGTTGTCATAAGAACCATTGTTACCACCATAAGCACCTGCAGAACCAGGGAAAGATGATGTAGATGATGAACCGTATTGTACGATACCTTTACCGTATTTCTGAGTAACAACTCTGAATAATAAGTCTGATGCGCCCGCTCCTGAGAAAGCACCACCCGCAGTTGTAACTGCGTTTACTTGCAAATCAGATAAAAATGCTTCATTATCCATAACCTGACCATCAGGACCGATAAGTTTACCAGCACCAGCATTAGTAAATCCAGTTACTGCGATTAATACTTTTCTGTATTCACCTGCAGCGTACGCACTATTTACTAATTGACCAGACGACCAAGAAACGGTTGTAGGGTTTACAGTAACAGCACTGAATCTACCTTTTGAATAATCAAATAAACCTGGAGGGTCTAAAGTCGGTTCACTACCTTCGTAAAATCTATCATAAAGGTTTTTATCAGTTGATGCGTAACCAGTTTGAGGTGTAGATGGACCGTTTGGTGCTCCGAATGGTGCAATGTGTGTACCACCTGCAGTTGGGTCTTGCCCTTGGTCATACCCTTGAATTTTAGGGATGAAGTAGAACAATTTACCAATAGGTAAGTTCATAGCTTGTACTGATACTAAATCGTTAGCCAACAATTTAGAGAATACACGTCTTACAATTGGGAAAACTACAGTTTCGAATGAACCTGAGCTATCAGTTGCAGCCGCTTCGTTGATTAGGTAAGAAGCTTGGTTCTCATATAATTGAGCCATGTTCTCTTTGATATGTCCTTTAAGACCGTCTAGGAATCCTAATTTATCCCATTTGTTGATAGTATCTTCTTTGATAACTTTAAGGTGTTTCAACCCGATGTTACCAACAAGACCTGATTCTAATAATGCTCCCATTTTATTTTTTTTTAATTTAGAGTTTATTTATTTATTTAATTTTTGTCATTAAATCTCTCATTCGCATGAACTGAGGATTTTCGTAAGTTTTACTTTCAATCAAATTAGATGCAGAACCATTAGATGGTGACTTTAACAATTCTCTTTGAACTGATTCAGTAACTACGTCGTTTTTAGAACCACCGTCTAATTCTGATTTAATTGTTTTGTAAAGTGACTTAGATTCTTTGATAGTTTCAACATTATCAAATCTTCTAAGTATATTTATTTTTTCTTGTTTTGTTGTTGAGTGTTCAGTGAACAATCTAGTAGAATAAGCCAAGTTAGAATTGAATACTGCCACTTCATTTAATTTATTTCTAAAGAAATCTAAAGCCTTTTTGTATTCTTCATTTTTCTCTCTTAATAAACCAAGTTCGTTTTGAACTGATTCTTTTCTTAATTGACTTGGTGCTGCAACACGGTCTCTCTGAGCTCTTCTCATATAAGTCATAGTTCTTGACGCTTCGGTTGTTTCGCCAGGTAATTCATCCGCAAATGAATCATCCTCCATACAATCACCTTCCATACAATCACCTTCCATATAATCGCCTTCCATATAGTCACCTTCCATTTTCATAGTGTCGATAGAATCTTCTTCATCCATCCATCCTTCCATATAGTCTTCTTCCTCTAATTCAGATTCAGTAACGCCATGTTTGATTTTCCCAAATGAAAATTTAGGTCCTTTACCTTTTTTCTCGGTTTTTTTACCGTCAGCCATTTCTTCTTTGAAACCTTTGTTGTTTACACTAGATTTTGACATACCGTCTCTTCTTTTTCCGAATCCCATTCCGACAGGTTTCATAGTTTCGTTAACCTCCAATTCGTAAATAGTTTCATTTACATCATCTTCGTTACCGTCTTTTTCTTCACCGTCACCATCTTCTTCGTACGTTTCAGTTTCGTTTGTCTCACCTTCTTTTTCTTCGAAGACCAATTCATAAATTACACTCTCATCCATATTTTCCATAGGTTCTTCCATAGATAAATCTGAATCGTCACCCATATTAATGATATATTCTGTGTCAGTGTTGTTGTCTGTTAAGTGGATGTTATCACCGTCTTTAACAACAATAATCCCATCTTCGTCACCCATAGCTTTAAACACCTTCATCAACTCATTAGGTTTAGCACCTGTCATGTCAAGTGGTGGTAATTCGTCTTCGTTATCAGTTGGAACTTCAGCTCCCATCATAGCGGTGATATCAAATTCACCACCTTCAGGTTCAACTTCCATTTCA